GGCATCGGCAACCATTGCCACTGGTTTTACAGTGGGATGTATTTCCATGAGATTGCCTTCGTCGGTCTTGCGTGAAAAGGAATTGATACCGGCATAGCGCCATACATTGGTTCGGTAACGGCCATGCCTTCCAAGGTCCACGTTATTGCGATGTGCCGCTCTTCCATGCTTGAACACAAAGACCAGCTCATGCTGGCTTCGGTACAGTGACCCCATGCCAGCATTGTCCTTGGTCCATACGCACACGTTTTTCAGTTCCGTGTAGGCCAGCCGCCCTGCTTCGAGGAGTTCGAACATGTGGCGCCAGTCCATGCATATATAATGGATGCTGCCATCGATACTGTAGCGTGCCATGAGGGAACAGCCGCGGGTGAGGAAGGAGATAAATTCCGTTTCGCTCATCTCTCCGGCTGCCATGGCGAATTCGCGGTGCCGGATGGTACCAAGGCCGCTGACATGGCCGTCTATCTTCACGTTGTAAGGAGGATCGGTGAATATCATGGCCGCCCTGGCATCGTTCATCAGTGTGCGGTAGTCGGTAACCTCCAGGGCGTTGCCGCAGAGGAGACGATGATGGTCACCAAGCAGCCAGAGATCGCCGGGTTTTGTGAGCGGCGGACCCATAGGAATGGTCGGCAGCTTGTCAGCAACGTCTTCTTCTCCTGCAAGCGATAATCCTTCGATACGAAGGTCGATCTCGCCCATGGTAAAACCTGTCGCCTCGAGGCTGAAATTTAGATCCAGCTCAGAAAGCGTCTTCAGCTGTTCCGCTAATAATTCGTCATCCCAGACCGCGATCTCGGTCAGACGATTGTCCGCAATCATGAACGCTTTCGCCTGCGCTTCCGTGAGATGATCGAGCCGTATCGTCGGAACTTCCTGCATCCCAAGCAGACGGGCAGCCAGGATGCGACAATGTCCGGCGATCACATTGTTGTCCTGGTCTACCAGGATGGGGACGTTGAACCCGACAGCCCTGATGCTTTTTGCCAGCAGTCGGATCTGGCGGTCACTGTGCTTTCGGGGATTCTTGGGGTTGGGTTTTAAAAATGATACTGGCAGATAACTAATGGTAAGATTGGTAGACATAAGCGTACCTCCTTAAAGGGTTATACGCTTGTCCTACCAAAGAAAAATCGGGCGGGATAATGGAGTGCGGCGGGGCTTCTAAGGCCCCTTCTTTTTCCATTCTTTAATTGCCTGCCTCAGGGCTGCTTCCATTGGCAGCAGACCAAGAGGGCGAGCGGCTGCATTAGTAAATTCCATTAGAGGACCGGTTGTTCCCTCTGGATAGTAGGTACGCCATGTAATAGTAGGCTTCTTATATCCGATCATAATCCAGATATCTATAAGACCTTCCGCAAACCAGCGTTTCACATCTGCGCGTTTATCTCCATCTTTAGGTTTCTTGGTCTCCTCTTGAGCCTTCGCCGCCCATTGCTCTAATTTGCTGATGATATCCAGCAGAGTTTTGAATTTTGCATATCCTCGTAGCGAATGACCAGCGCCTAACTCCGGGTCGGTGCTTAATGCCTGATGGCTAAATGGATCTGACAACATCGCACTGCGAAGATCGTCGGAAGAATCGTAGTCTAGCTTCTTCAGTGCTTCATTGAGGGTGTGTACCTTCTTTTCAATTCTTCTTAGCGCTGCTTTACGCTGAGCAGGCGTAGGACGTTTAGATAAATTGAGCCAGTTCTTTGTCCATACTCCAAGGATGATAATATTATTTTTAATAATTATTGCTAATTTTCTTTGTTTAGCTGAATTTGGTTCGATTTTTTCGAGGCGGGCTGCCTTGATAATTTCCTCCATTACTTCGGGAGGGTAATATTTTTTCACCTCACGCTGAAGCTGGCGATCAAACCTCCAGTTGGTTGGTTGCCACAAGGATGGCTTATGACGTCTCGGCATAATACTCAACATGGTCTTTCATTTTAATAATACCGATCATTAGCACGTTCTGTAGTAGAAGTTATAAATAATTCGACAGAAGATGGGTAGGGCGTTTTTGCCAAATGAACTCCGGTACCATCTGTTTACGGCTGTTGTTTTACTGATTACATTTACAAGTCCATGCCACACGTCTTATCTGCTATTTAACCCTTATTATTGGTAATCGTGATTTTCAGAAAATGCGTTGTATAGCATCTTTCGAGTCATACTGTGCAAGCAAGATAAGGGGAAAAGTGTGTTGTGCCTAGTATTGATGTCACCTACTAACGTTCGGTTTTCAATATCAGCACCGATCAAGGATAACCATGTGAAAGCATGAATGCATGCCCTGCAAGACTCTTTGCAGTAAGCTCTTCGGTTTGCCGAACAGGAGTTTCACTCTATGACATGGATGCTGAGCACTCCAGCCGGTACTTGACCGCGGATCGAAATGACTATTGCCCGTGAGTTTGCCATATGCACGTCTGTGACTGGCATAACTTCCGGATTTGAAAAAGTTACGATTGCTTGGCGAAATTTTGCAGGCTTATCAAGAGCGAGAAAAATTGCCCAATTCGGAGGTACCTTCAGGCCGCCTGCTACCGTATTGCCACGAGCATCCATAGGAGTAATCGCCAAACTTGGTGAGAAATAGGCAAACCAACTTGCGACGTTGTCGGAAGAAACTTCATGTGGAATTCGATGATCACCAAAGAATTGGAGACGAAGGTCAGTTTTGATGTATTGTGGCTCTTGAGTTAGCTGACTCTTGACAACACTAGGACGGATTTCTGACTTCGCGCCGACCACACCTAGTTGGTGAAGGATAAGAAAGATGGCACTTATCCCTATCAGCATTAATGGCGCGTAGTTCCAAAGAGCGCTCGATAGAAGCCCAGATAATCTTTTGAGCATCTCGGGAGACCCCTTTACCGCCTTATCGACTGCGATCATGATCGCACTAATACCGATACAAATATAGCTAAGCCAGCCCCAAAAGCCCCAATTAGACATAATGATTCTCCTCCCAATATCCCCCGCATGTTGTTACAGTTCGTCAGATTCGGTGTGACCAGTGCAGTGAGCACTTCATCTTTGGGCCCTAATAAACTGTCTTTGCCAGTTTTGATGTCCCGTCGATCAATTCTGATACTTCCTCCGGCTTTGGCTCGCGACGTTGTCCCAGGATCGACGATCCCGACCCTTGTCTGTAATTGTGGGGGGGCCTCCCCCTTTTTGATAGAGGCACATTTACCCCAATTCAATCCGCTGACGTTGTCTTCCCGACCCCGCCCTCGTTATTGACCACGGCGACCGTCCTTCCACAATTCCTTCCATCCGTCATAATCTCATTCCTTCTCTGCCTGCGTTTCCGTCGGCTCTTGCGGGACAGCATTGTTTATCTGATCTTCATGGGCGTTAGGGTCCACGTCCCGCGCTACGACCTTTCCATCTTCCATCTCAAACTTTTTTGTCACAACCGCTTTGCCAGAGACATCGTTGAAAATCATAGTGAATGGTTTACCGGTACGCTCCACGTATTTTATGGCGAAGTCCGAGCCTTGCGCAGGCGTGCCATCTATACCGCCCGACGCATTGAGGTTCGCTCCGACTTCTTTGGCTATTTGCATGCGAAGCTGCGCCTCTTTGCGGGCCTCATTCATTTCGGGTGTTTCCACACTGCAATTTTTGAGAAAAACACTCAACATGATCATGCCAGAGCATCTGCCAGTAATGACAACCTGCTGGCCTTTATACAGACCGGAAAGAGCAGGCTCATCAGCTTTTGTAAAACAGCATTGAATACCGGAAAGCCCCTGAAAATGCCCTCCGATCACTATATAAGGCTCGTCGAGGAAATCCTTGTTGATCGATTCGACAACTCCCGTAATTTGGAGAATTTTGCCTTTATAGGCCATATCGGCGGCGACCTCATTCGCTCGGTAGGCCGATACAAGGCGCTGCGGATCTACGACGATAGCCGATTCCGCTGTTCTTGCCGATGGATGTTCTGCCTTGTCCCGTTCGCCACCAGTCCTGGCGGCATTATAAGACTCGTTATAAGACTGCCTAAAGGCCGGCATAAAGCCCCGTATAAAGTTTGCGGCCCAACAAGCCACGAGAATCATTACTATTACGTGCCAGACCCTAAGACCTAATTTGCTATGGCAATAAGGGCATCGGAAAGCGCCCTTGGGAATTTGCTTTTTGCAATAGTGACATGCCTTGGTTTTTCCCTCGTCTAAAATCGGTTCCATGATATGTGTCCTTCCTTATCATGACCCTGCCGGTCAATGATGCTAACGGCCATACCATCCATGTGTGCTGTCTTCCGCCTCATCATCTATTCTTTCAAAATATAAAACCCCGCATTCTTCTGAGAAACGGGGTTTTCTGACATCCATTCCATATCTCCCTCCATCGTTGCAATAAGGGCTGGAACCTTTATTTTACCGCCTTCAATATCCAGTGTTTACTATCACGATTTTCGTTTGAAATCTACGATATAAAGAAAAATGTCAGCCTATTTCTTTCAGGAAGACAGCGTGTTCTTGCTGAAGGCATGATTGAACCGCTGAAGCCTACCAGGTTTCACGTGGCAATCAGCAGCTTAGTCGAATCAAGGAATGTCAAGATTTGTATTGAAAGATTGCATCAACGGGCTACTTAAGAAACTCGCTTTCACGGAAAGACATCTCCTCAAATAGGTGAGAGAGGATATCGGGAAAGATTATCAAAGATGTAGATTTCAGGGTATTTGCAGCCGTTTTGCCCCCTTTTATCCCAGATTTTACAACAAATGACTGGACTTACTCAGCAAACGGAGCGTTGGTATCCATGAAGCGGCAATGATGCCGTTGCATAAAGAAAGGAGACCAACCATGGCCATGAACAAGAAGAGTAAGAAGAATGTGAAGCGGAATAATCCCACTTCCAAGCAGCAGACTGAATCCAAGAAGACAATTTCCGAAGCAAAAAGAGAATCCAAACAAGCGATGCTGATTGATTTGCTGAAGCATCCCAGCGGCGTTACCATCAATGACATGGTTAAGGCTACCGGATGGCAACGGCATAGTGTTCGCGGAGTGATGTCCGGCGTATTGAAGAAAAGGCTGGGGCTTTCGATTACCTCTGAAAAAGAAGAGCGTGGGCGAATTTACCGCATTGCCATATGAAGCATAACTCATTCCCCAATACGCAAAGGCTAAGCAAAGAACTGGCAGGCCTTACTGCCCTCGACCGAGAAAAGCTAAGGGAAAAATGGCGGGTCGTATATGGTACGGAGCCGCCAAGCGAATTCCGAAGCAGTCTTCTCATGCATGCCATCGCCCACCGTATGCAGGAACAAGTCCTTGGCGGACTGAAACCTACCGCTCTAGATTTCCTGAGAAAGGCTGAAAAAGATAGAACACCCGGACGGAAGATTTCACCCTATATTAGCGTTAAACCGGGCACAAGGCTCTTGCGTGAATGGCATGGCGTAACCTATGAGGCGATCGTAATGGAGGACTGTGTATATTGCAATGGCAAACGCTACCGTTCACTGACCGGAGTGGCGAATGCAATCACCGGCACACAGTGGTCCGGCCCTGAATTCTTCGGGCTGAAGAAGAAGAAAAAGAAGAGAAAGGGGTCACCATGGGCATAAAGCCAACACTCTATTGTGCGGTATATACGCGCAAGTCTTCAGAAGAGGGACTGGAACAGGAGTTCAATTCCCTTGAGGCTCAGCGGGAAGCATGTGCGGCATATATCGCCAGCCAGAAACATGAGGGCTGGCAACCGATTAAGACGCAATATGACGACGGCGGATTCAGCGGCGGCGATATGGCACGCCCAGCATTGAAACAGCTGCTGGAAGATATTGAAGCTGGGAAAGTAAACGTAGTAGTCGTCTATAAAGTAGACAGACTGACAAGATCACTCGCTGACTTCGCCAGGATAATCGAACGTTTCGAAAAGCGCGACGTATCATTCGTGTCGGTCACACAGCAGTTCAATACCACCAGCTCGATGGGGAGGCTTACACTGAATGTTCTGCTCTCCTTTGCACAGTTTGAACGGGAAATCACCGGTGAACGCATAAGGGACAAGATTACAGCTTCCAAGAAGAAGGGGATATGGATGGGTGGAACAGTTCCCCTCGGCTATTACCCGGAGAATCGTAAACTGCTGGTCGAACCGAAGGAGGCCGAGACCGTCAGGTATATCTACCGCCGCTATCTTGAGCTTGGATCTGTCCGCCTGCTCAAGAAAGATCTCGACAGAAAAAATATCCGTTCCAAGGTCTGGGGAGAGAAGGGCGGTTGCGAATTTTCACGGGGGGCGCTCAGATGGATGCTTTCCAACCCGCTCTATATAGGTCAGTTACGCCACAAGGGAACCTGCCATCCTGGTCAGCATGAGGCCATCATCGATCTGGAGCTATGGGATCAGGTGCGGAAGCTTATGGCCGGCAACTCCGCAGAGTATAAGAGACGTTCTCCTGATATTATCGCTTATCCACTTATGAACAAATTATTTGATGTCTCAGGCGAGCGCCTCATATCCACCAGGACCGACAAATGGGGCAAACGTTACCGCTACTATGTTTCGGAGAGTCTCCTGTTAGACACAAGAGAGGCCTCACCAAACGGCTGGCGTTTGCCTGCACCGGAAATCGAACGGGTCGTTGCCCATGCAGCACTGGAGACCCTCCGTGACAATGTTGCCGTCACTGCTGCCATTCAGGAAGCGGGGATCGCAGCACATTATATACCGTCTGTACTGAATGCCGTTGAGAAGATTGTACCTGATACTGGAGACGTCATAGGCAAATTCGTTGAGCGCGTGGAGGTGCGGAAAGATGGGATATGTCTCATTCTGTCCGTCGCACCGCTGCTGCCGGAGACGGAATCAGGCGGAGCGACTATTACCCGTGATATACCAATGGTGATGAAACGGCGGGGGATAGAGATGAAACTCATAATCGGTGATGGCGGTCCAGCTCGGGTCGACCAGACACTGGTGAAAGCTGTTGTACGTGCCAATAAATGGTTTGATGATCTGGCATCCGGACGAGCGCAGACGATGGCTGAAATCGCATCACGCGAAGGGATAGACAAGAGCTATGTCTACCGGCTAATTTATCTCGCCTTTCTTGCCCCTGACATTACGGAGAGCATCATCGCAGGACGTCAGCCTGCTGATTTCACTGTCAATAAGCTTACCAAAGCGACTGATTTGCCCCTGGACTGGGCAGAACAGCGACAATTACTGGGATTTTCCTCATGCACTTAGTGGACCGGCAAAATGGCGAACCGAGAGTATACCTGATATCCTCTCTTTTTCCTGCTTTGAGGAGGTCTCTCTGGTCGACTAAGCAAATGGAGCCCGCCACGTGCGCGGCTTTGGGCAGACATATCTCAGTATATCTAGTGGAGGAGGGTGGTTGGTGGAGCGAACTGATAACAAACTCGTGACTTCTTGGATATCCGTGCAGTCTGGGACTAGCCCTCGTCCACTAAGTAGATGAGGCGAATCCTCGTACAATTTTCCGACCACGTCTAATGTGAACTACTTCCTGTAATCCACAGGTAACCACCTTTCATTTTCATTGTGGATTTCAATTACTAATCAACAATCTTTGTTGATGTTTCCGTTCGAAATTAGTAGACTTCCACGAACTGAACAGTTTCATTTAGCTTCCTAGGAAATGCCTTGGAGAACCACATGACCACACAAGAAGTCAGACGGAAACTTGCTGCCGTCCTCAGCGGAGATGTTAAAGGATACGGCCGTCTCCTGTCCAAGGATGAGAAGGGAACAACCCGCACTCTCAATACCTATAAGCAATTCATAGAAAGCATTGTTCAAAAGTATGGGGGCAGTTCGATTGATGCCCCCGGGGATAACGTACTTGCCGAGTTTTCGAATGTGACGGATGCCCTG